GCAGAGTCTTTTAATGCGAAAATCAAAAACTTTAGATTGCAACTAAGAGGGGTAAAAGACAGAACCTTTTTCTTATTCAGATTATCCAAACTTTTTGCATAGCCCCCAACTTTTGCGCCTGATCCTAAAAAAGCCTTACAAAAATAGATAATTGAAATGTTTAGCTTAGGCAATATATTTAATAAAAAAATTCCGAAAGATTTTCGGAATTAAGATGAGCCAATATCGGGATTTGAACCCGAGGCCTCTTCCTTACCAAGGATTTGAACGACAGACAACGATTTTAAAATAAACTGAAAATCAAACATTTATATTTTCAATTATGTTAAATTTCTTTTAAAATTCATGGGTAATGTTACCTTAAGTGTTACCCTTTTAATTTTGTTTTTTGGTCTTTTATAGTTTGGGATTAAACTCAATTATGTCAATGAACCTTTCAATTAATTCTTTGTCTTTTTTTATTGATTCTGCCATTATCAAATTAGCCTTAGAATTATTTTCTGCAGCCTGTGCCAGATGTAAAATAACATCATAATGCTGATTGTCATTTTCAACTTGTTTCTGTATTAATTTAGATAATGTAATATGTGACTTCGACATATTGTTTATAAAGTCTACAGATTCATTTATTCTTTCAATAATTTTTCCCTCCATTGTTTTAATATCTATTACAACATTTGTGTTATGAACCTGATTGACTTTAACAATACTTCCTAAAATGTTTCCAGAGTTCATAATGTTTTCATTTCCTTCGATTACGATAAGCCCATTCATATTAATTATAGAATATTAGTTTTTAAAAATACGAAGAGCTTATTATGTCATTTTTTTAATTGCTCTTTTAATAAATTAATTATTTCATCCTTAGAATTAATTATTTCATCCTTAGAGTTAATTATTTCATCCTTAGCTTTTAGTAATTCTTCTTTTTCTTCTATAATTTTTTTAAGAGTTTTTATCGATTCCGTTAGGCAATTTGATTGAGAATTACTATCATTTAATATATCTCCACCTATATTACCTGTATTATTTAGATTGTTATTTCCTTTTATTTTTGTTGTATTATTTTCCATCCTTCCTTCTCCTGTCAAAAACCAAATTTTATTTATTTCAGGAAAATATTTTAAAAAACTATCTATAACATCAGGGCTTGGCTGGTTTCGTCCTGATTTAATATGGCTTATTTGAGACTGTTTTATTCCCGAATTATCTTTTTCTAGTTTATATCCTGAAACATCTTTCTTTTCAAGAACATAAAGTAGCCGTTTACTAACTCCAGACAATTCATTTACATTTTGTAATCTATTTTTATTCATTTTTTTTGTATAACTATTATTATCGAGCTACATAAATGGCAATCAAACACAATTTATTAAGAGACTAATAAATGGCAACTTTACTATAACATCAATAAAAACACTTATAGCACTTTAATTAATTACCCTCTCCAGTTATCATAAATACATATTATACAGTTATTTGTTTAAAAATGTCTTTCTTATAACAACCTTAGACTCTAAAGCTTCTTTTGAAGGGGAGGATATTAAAATTTACCATTTGATTTTCAATTAATTACAAAACAAAACAAAAATGAATTACATTTTGTTTTGTAGTTTACAATTTGTAAAGTATATTTGTACAGTAAGTATATGACAAAAATAAGATAAAATTATGATAGCCCAAAAAAAATATTGTGAAATAGTCCTTAATGATCCTAATATATTGGGAGAATTAATAAAGAAAATGGGCAGAGAAATGAGATTACAATCTATTGAATCAGCCTTAAAAAGAGGTAACGCCTCAATTCGAAGAACAGCAGCTTTTATTGAAACACTAGAATATGCGGGATATAAAAAAGAAGAAATAATTGAAAAAGAAAGAGAATTATGACAGAAGAAAGAGCAAAACTTCTCCTGTCAAAAATTAAAAGGATAAAATCAAATTCCGCCATTGTCGAAGCTGAATTAATGGTTGTTATAGCCGAATTAAATGCTTGTCTGGGTAGCGTAGGAACTGCCCAGAATAAGCAGAAAAAAACAAGAGCAGAAAAAAAAGCTGTAGAAATCGAAAAGATTAGAGCACAGTTTCATAAAAAATAAAAAAACCACCTGTTGACGCAGATGGCAGATAGTTTAACTATAAAGATAAACAATTTAGTTATGGATACAACAAAGTTACAAAAAACAATTTTAGGAGAGAAAATTAAATCTGTCCAATTCTACAGAATGAACGTTCCGAAACTTTATAAGGAAAGAATTTTTGGATTTATATGGCTAGAAAGAGGTCTAAGAGTTCGAATTGAGAATGGTAGCTACTACCTAATTAACCAAGAAGATAAAAAAGAGGATGCGATCCTAAAAACTTCAAATGATTACAAAAAAATAAAAAGAATGATTTCGAGATGGTTTGCCCATTATCGCAATAATGGAATATGCCAACATGTATCTTACTGGAGAGCTAGAGCTGTTGATGGAATGCATAATGTAAAATTATTTAAGCTTTCAGGGATTTCATTTAAAGACAATAAATCTAATTTTTTAAAACTTGCATCATGAAGGTAATTAAATGGTTAGAAAAATCATACAAAGATTTTATAATCTACTTATTCAGATATCAATAGCAATGAAAATAATAATCAAAATAGAGAATGTAGGAGGTATTTTCTACATCAACGGGAAAAGATTAGGTCAAGAACCTCTATCAGAATTTGAGCAGGTAGCACTGAATGAATTCATAAAAGAATATAAGCAAAAATGAACAATAATATTAAAAATTTATAGTAATGTCACAATTAGAAAAAACAAACGAAAACCAATTACAAGCATTTGATTTAATGGGAAATTTACCAAACCTTTTAGAAGCAAAGGTAATTCCTGCAGATTTGACCAGTGAATACTGGACACCTTCAGAACCCGGAGAATTCAAGCTATGCTTTTTCCAAGAAATTAAAAATTCTACTTATACTAATGAACAGACAGGTGAAACAATAGAGCTGCCGTGTATTGTGTTATTGGAGCAAACAACTCTTGGGGATTTAAAAACAATTAGAAATGGTTCTAAAAGATTAGTGGCATCTTTAGAAGATGCTTTACATCAGGGAAAAATTAAAGCCGGAACTCCTTTAAAAATTGAGTATTTAGGAAAAATTAAAAATACCACAAATACTTACCAATCGGATAGATGGAGTGTTAAACCTTTATTAGTTGGATAATGGAATATCAAAACTTAGCCCTGCCTGATCTTTCCCAGGCAGTGGTTTTATCGCAAGAGTTAGATAAAAACGAGCTATGGCGTAAGCAGCGAGAAGATAAATTTACTTCCTCAAATGTTTCAAAACTTATGACGTATGAAGACAAAATAGAGGAACTACCAAAAGGAGCAATAACATATATTGAAGAAGTTGCCGCTGCGATTCTTACAGATGGAGAAAGCATAGAAGATTTTAGAAATGAAGACATGGAGCGCGGAAATGAAAAAGAGCTTGAAGCCATTTTAAGATTTGAACAGGAAATGTCGCTTACATGTTATGCAACAGGAGAAAATCAAGAGTTTGTAGAATTATGTTCTTATTTCGGTGGTACTCCTGACGGATTATTTAATGAGGACGGTTTAGTTGAGATTAAATGCCCTAAATCTAAAACACATTTGTCCTATCTCAGAAATATCAAAAATGTTCAAAACCTAAAAAAACATAAACCTAACTATTATTGGCAGATACAAGGAAACTTATTGGCAACAGGAAGGCAAAATGGGTTCTTCATTTCCTATGATGAAAGATTTAAACAAAAAGATCATCAGATTTTAATTATTAAAGTGCTAAGAAATGATGAAGATATAGTAAAGTTAGAGAAGCGTCTTCAATTAGCTGAGAGCTACAAAAAAGAACTATTAACAACATGATCCAATCTAAATTTATTTATAAATGGAAGACACGGATATAATGCCTTACGGCATTCATATGGGAAAGCAAATGCAAGATGTTCCCGCTGACTATCTCCTTCGGTTATATGAAGAAGGTCAATTAACAGATCCAGTAAAGATATACATTGAAGATAATCTTCAGGTTTTAGAAATAGAAATAGAACGAGACAAAAAACAATTCACAAAATAAAATGATGGAATTAGTAAAAAACATAGCATTTATCCACAACTTTAGTGTAGCAGATAACGATGAAAATCTACCAGAAAATTTAGGAAACTTTCAAACTATAGAGGAGTTTCAAGAATATTTTGCTCTCAATACCCTTTCTGAACATCAAAAAGTTTTTGCAAAAAGATATTACTCTGATGAGGAAATCCACTATTTCAGAAATGAAATTTTAGAAGTAGCAGAAAACGAACTGCCAGAAGCAAAGCAACAGTTAGCAGAAAAAGATATTCAATTTTCAATGGCAAAAAAGGAAAAGAATATAGCATTTGACTTTGTTAGAGCTTTACAAACTAAAATCAATGATCTTGCTGCTGAAATAAAAATTGGTAAAACAGGAATTGAAGTTCCAGCAAATCGGACTTACAGAGTTCCATATAAGGGCAGGCTTTATTTCTATACATGGCAAGACAATGGAGACTGTGTACTGGTTAAAGTAGCTTTAATGTCCGATGAAGAAAAAGAGGAATTATTCAATCACACAGATAAAAATGAACAATTCTTTGAAAATTTTAAAAATGTCAAGAATAAAAGGCAGACCCAGTAAATATCAAAAATCATTACAAAATGACGAAAACTGGAAAGAGGTAAAAAGAAAAGTAAAAATCCGGGATAAACATCAATGCCGGATTTGTGGTGAAAAGATTGGTTTGGATGTTCATCATATTACCTATTTCGTAGATGGTGAAACTATTCGCGGACAGGAATTGGAACATCTACAATGGCTCATTACAGTTTGCAGAAAAGATCATAAAATAATTCACAAAAATCCAAACCATCCTTTGAATCCCAGAAACAGATTAAAGCAAAATGGAGAGACATACAAAAGTGTATCGTAATTTTTCTCCTATCATAATAGCTTCCTTTGAGGTTTTCCATAAAATTGTGGAAAACCCCAAACGGAGGAAAACCTATACAAAAAACAATACTATGAATGAATTAATCAAAATAACAGAAAATAAAGGCAAACAAGCTGTATCAGCTAGGGATCTCTATGAATATTTAGGGTTTGACAAAAGTCAATGGGCTAGATGGTACAAAAAGAATATTATCGAAAATGAATTTGCAATAGAAAACGTTGACTATCATGTATTCGACATAAAGTCGAATTCAAATAATGGAAGTAAAACTAAAGAATTCGCTTTGTCAATTGAGTTTGCTATGAGAATTTCAATGATGGCAAAAACCAGAAAAGGAGAACAAGCTCGATTATACTTTATAGAATGTGAAAAAATTGCTAAAAATAAAGTGATTGACTTCTCTGATGCTTCAGCTGTTTTACAATTAGCACAAAAATGGCATAATGAACAACAAAAACGCTTGGAAATAGAACAAATATACCAAGCTAACAAACCTAAAGTCATATTTGCCGATGCAGTTTCAGCTTCAAAAACATCAATTCTTATAGGTGAGCTTGCCAAAATCCTCAAACAAAATGGAGTTGAAATGGGGCAAAACAGATTTTTTGAATGGCTTAGGCACAATAATTTCCTGATCAGTAGAAAGGGAACTGATTTTAATATGCCCACTCAAAAATCTATGGAGTTGGGGTTATTTGAAATAAAAGAAACAAGCATTACTCATTCGGACGGACATATATCAATAAACAAAACGTCAAAGGTTACTGGAAAAGGACAGCAGTATTTCATCAATAGACTTCTCGTATCGGCATAATTAACGATATAAAAGTATTGCATATTGATTGCTTTTAAAAACAAAATCATACCAATAATGAAGATTTTTCACACAGGGAAAGATCTCGCCTTTTATTTTATAGCAAAGATAAAACATTAAGAAATGAAAGATAATGGCGTAATATTTCTAAAAGACTGGAAAATTCTTGTCAATTCACTTTCTCCTGAAAATCAATTGATATTTTGGGAGATGTTTACACACTATGAGTATGGCGTGGAACAGATTTGTGAAAACCAATATGTATTTCCTATTTGGAATTTCGTGAAATCCCAGTTGGACAATATGAAAGATAAATACAACGAAAAAATTGTAAGTCGAAACCAACTTAATGGATCAAAAGGGGGAAGACCAAAAAAAGAAGCCAAAGAAACCCATTTGGAAAATGAAATCCCAGAAAACCCACTGGGTTTTTCAGAAACCCAAAAAAGCCATAATAACAATGAAAAAGATAATGAGAAAGATAATAACAATAACAATGATGTTCTTTTAAAAAAAGAACCAAAAGGTATGACCGAGATTTTCAATTTTGAAAAAGTTTGGAATTCGTTTGAAGGTAAAAAAAATTCTTACGAAAAGGACTATAAAAATTTTCTAGGAAAAACAGATGGACTTGAAGTTGATTTTGAAAAACTTTTTAATGAAGCCAAAAAATCTAAAAACATTTATTTTCAATCTTGGATAAATAGCATCTATTCGAAATCTTCCAAAAAAGTTGCGCAAAAAAAGGTTTCAATTCCAGAATACGATGAGTTTTGGGGATATACAGAGCGATATATTATTTCAAATAATCTCGGGCCACCGGAAAATTGGAAAATTCCTATAGAAGCTAAATACAATGCCTGGAAAGAAAATGGGTGGAAAGATGGTAATGGAAAATCAATTAACAACTGGAAAACAAAAATTCAAAATACAATTCCTTTTTTAAGGCCAATCAAAAATGGACAAACAACTTATCAAAGCACAAACACAGGATATAACAATCAGCAATCAGCTGCAAGTGGTACGATTTCAGGGCGACAAATTATTGCCAAAAGAATTAGTGAACACTTTGCCCGAAATTCTGAAGGCGGAAATAACACAATTGACATTGAAACAACTATCAAAAGAGAATCTTTCAGAAGTTGAGAAGTTTGCATTTGAGGTTATAAGTAAGGTGAATGTTAATTTCTCCAAAGAACATGAAAACTATGAAATAGATTTAGCTATTTCAGAAATCAGAAGATATGCTGCTCAATCACAATTAACACCTCAAGAATTCTTCCAAGCAAGAGCCTATTTGTCAAAAGGAATGCTTACTGATTTTGATGGGGAAATTTTAAAACCATATAAGAAAATTGATTTTGAAATGTTCAATCAGGTAGAAGTAGCATACATTGAATATAAGAAAATTGACAAACAAAGAGAATTAGGAATTGAAAAAATTAAAATATTCCTAGAACCACCAAAACCAGAGTTAACACCAGAAGATAAGAAAAGGGAAAGAATCAAATTCTATAGATCAGATTATGAAAGGCTTCAAAAACAAGGAAAAGTTTTAGGAACTCTAATTTTTTATGATTTAATCAAGAAAAAAAGACTTGAAAAAGTAAGCTTAAAATTTGTCGAAAATATTTTAGATAATTTCGTTCCTGAAACAACCGGAATTTCTCATTCAAAAGAACCAGAGCAAATGAAACTTACAAGAATAAAAAAACAGGATATAAAAGTTTTTTTCATTGATGTGGTTGTAAATACCTATATTGAAAAAAATAAGTTAAAAGAACTTTCAGAATCAGAATGGATTGAATACTGGGAAAGCATTTTTGAATCCACTACAAGATCAGATCGAAACTAATGCACATAATTAAAATGTTTTCATATTCATTTTTAAATAAAATTGCTTAGTATAGGACGAAAAATGTAATTTATTAAGAATCAAATTAATTTAATATAAATTTGCATAAATAGCTGCTCCAAAAAATAAAAAAATCTAAATAGGAATATTTATATGGAAAAAGAATACAAAGAACTATATGCTAAAATTGACAAAATACTTGAAATACAAGAGCTTATTCTAAAAAGATTGGATGATGGGGTTGTATTATTTAAAAACAATCACAACCCCAGTCCCAGTAGCACCAGAAAACTTACTAAAAGAGAAGAGCAACAAATGAAAACGGAAAGACTTAGGGAAGATATTAGATTAAGCTTAGAGTATGGACATCAATTACAAAGGCAATTCAATTTGGCAGTACAACCACATATTAACAAAATTCGTGCTTATTTAGAAACTAAAAACCCTTCTGTTTTTGATGGATTAAAAAAAGATAATTAAATATGATAAAAGATAAACTAAAAAGATTTCGTTTCAGCGGCAATATACCCTAGTTGAAAACCTTTATCCATGAATAAACAACTTATCAATTTACAGCTATTGATGACTGTACAAGAATGAAAGTTATTAGGATCTACTCTAATAAAAAAGCAGAAAGCACTATACATTTTTTAGGGGAAATTTTGGATATATTTTATTTTCCTATACAGCATATTCAAACTGACTGGGGAACGGAATTTTTTAATTATTCCTTCCAATATGAGCTGCATGAGCATTTTATCAAATACAGACCCATCAAGCCCAGATCCCCTCATTTAAATAGTAAAGTAGAAAGAACTCAACAGACTGACAAATCCGAATTCTGGTCGCTAATGGATTTATCTGATCCAGATCTTGATTTAAATGCTTTAGTTATTGAATGGCAGGAGTTTTACAATAAGAAAAGGCCACACTCTTCTTTGAATGGAAAAACACCTTGGGAAAAATTACAGTCGTTGGAACATCTCATCCCTATTCAGCCTGATGTTACTGCAAAATTTTGGGACTCGAATGAAGTAATATTGCCCAGAAATTATACTTACTTAAGTTATATAAAACGAAAAAATATTAATTTAGTTTCAAAGCCCAAGAGAAAGTAGGCTCTGTTGGGGAGCAACCTACCAGCAATAGGCTTTTAGATATACGGAAAGGGAGACCCCAAAAGGTCTCCTCTTTTTATTTCCGGTATCTTCTATGGCTAAAAAAACCTCTCTTAATTTGTAGCGAATCTATTGTTATAGCACAAATAATATCTCTATCTCAAATTTTTTAAGTGAGTTTCAGACAGACATGCTTCTTTATAGTCTAAAATTTTATTATCAAATTGTTGATATAAATATTCTTTTACCTTTTTGTAATCTACGACGGGAGGTATATCAACTGCTATAAATTGCTGCTCGTGCATTCCTTCCCAAGAACAGTTTAATGACTCAATATCCTTTATTGTTTGCTCAATTGTTTCGTTTCTAAAAAAAGTAATTTGTATAGTACTATGTTCAGATGGTTCAACAATTTCTTCAAAGTATAAACTTCCTTCATCCTCTTCAACAGTGATAATATCGTTATAAGCAAGATTAGGAGCAAAAAAGGGTATGTTTTTTATTTGATACCTCTTATTGTCTAATGAGTCTATCCATAAAGTCTCTTCTGCTACATTTTCCCAAACATCATAATAAGTTAAAATAACTTTATTTTCCATATTTTGATAATTTTCCCAAAGAAGTTTCTTTAAATTATGATGTTAATTTATTCATATTGCTCTAATTCCTCCTGTAAATCCGAATATAAATCATTAGGATTGATAACGGTTCCTTTAGCGTCTGGAGTAAGAAAAATATTTACTAATGTTTTATCATTTATCATTCCAGGAATCCACTTTTCGATAAAATTATCTAATTCTATTGATTCTGGTTTATAATCTTTCCATTGATCAATGGCACACAACTTTGCAAATTCTTTTTCAGGCCATAGTGGTAATATTTGATTTCCATTATCATCTCCAAGTAAAGCCCAACCGTCATCACTTAGCCCCCAAATTTCTTCAAAATCAGTAACCTTTCTTATGAAATAATCGTATCTTTCATCTTCTGTCATTTTTAAAATGTTCGCAATTTTCTTATTTGTATCCTCCATATTTATGTTCTAATTTATGTAAATCAGCATCTTGTAATTTTGTATCTTTATAACTATTACCGTCTTTTGCTCGTTTCCCTCTGGGATGGGCTAGTTCGGTTCCTCTTGTTTTAGAGTTTCTTGAATTTCTTGGATTTCGTATTGTCTTTCTATTACCATATTTAATGTGTCTCATTTCGTTCTTAATCCAACCTCTGTTAAAACTACTTACTTTTGCATCATTGGCAAGTTCTTTTAGTCTAGCCTGTTTTCCGGATCTTCCCACACTTTTTAAATTCTTTACCTCCTCAATAGCTTTTAAAGCTGGTACTTTCCCCCCTTGAGTCATTAATACTCCTTCCGGGCCACCTATTATAGTTAAAGCAATTGTAGAGAGATCACCTATAGTATTTTGGATTTTTTCTTTTTTTGTTTCTCTTGGAACACCAGTGACTAAGGTTAAAGAGCCATCGTTATCTACTTCATATTTATTTCTTACCTTATCTCCTGTAAGGGCATTGTAGCCTCTTACAACCAAATTAGAAACCGAAGCTCTCAAGCTATTAACTCCTCCTCCTATCATCTCCGCAAATGCGACCGGATTGTCAGGAAGGCTAGAACCTGAAGGAGGATCAGGGCAACAACCTGCCTCAAGTGCTTCTTCTGGAGCATTTCCATCTGGATCTGTAAATCTCAGTGGATTATTGAATGCATAATTATAAGAAGTCCAATCCGAAAATTCTTCACTTAAAGAATCTGGAGATAGCCAGCGTACAGCATCAGGCATGTAGAATCTTGCTCCGTAATCATACAGTCCAGTCTCCTGTAATTCCTTTCTATTGTATTTATATTGATAACTAGGATTACCACTTAATATATTATACCCTTCATGTTTTAATCCAAAAGGATAATAATTGTTTTCTTCAAGAACTTCTACGCTTGATCCATTGTTGAAATAGCTCAAACGCACATTTCCCAGATGGTCTGTATAGTTGTAAATATACTTATTTTTTATAAAATCGAAGTATCCTTCTGAGGTTGGAACAAACTTTAAGGACGAATAAGAAGCTAATACATTGGAAGCACTACTATTATCATACTGAAATCCATTTAGATATTGAGTCTCTTTTGTCGTGCCTCCTAGAATATAATTTTTCGAAACCTTTACTCCATCTGCACGGTAGATATAACGGGTAATTGCAGCATCTGAATTCCCTGAATTAGATTTAATCTCAGATGGAAGATTCAACAAGTTATAGCTGATAGTATTGATTCCTTTATCAAGATGGCTTATCATATTCCCATTGTTATCATAACCTATAGGATTTCCCCCTCCAGGATAACCATAAGAACTTTGAGTTGCATCCGTAACTTTAGAGAGTCTATTTCCAGAATAAGTATAGCTAAGATTGTCAATCTGCATCGCCTGCCCATTCGGGTTTTTAGCATTTCGATATAAATGAGTAATATTTCCATTCAGATCATATTCCATAGATTCTCCAAAATGATCCGTCTGAGGAATCGTACTCAAAGGTTCAGCATAATGTCCATACAAGAGTCTATTCAATGCATCATAATTATAAGCATATCTCTTTAAGATTCCATCGTTAGAAGTCTTCCAGTCAATCTCTGCAATATTTCCATTGTATTTTGCAGGAGCAAGGGTGGCAAGTACAGGATTATTATATTTGATTTCATATCCAAACAATCTTCCATTCAAATTGGAAGGATCATTGATCTTAGTCATCCATCCACGAATGTTGTACTTATAATCTATAGTTTGAACTGGACTGGTCAGATTCACTCCTCCAACTTTCTTTGTTTGTAATTGGGAAAGTTCATTATAGGTATTCTGAGCTAAAATTTCCTCAGGATTGTTATCTACTTTATGGGTCTGTTTTAATAACCTATTCTCATGATCATAAGTAAATACTTCGGTGATGACTTTTTCAGTATCGGTATTCAATCGCTTATGTTTAGTGATTGTATTTTGAACTACTCCTGTAAAATCCAATTTGGATTCTATTCTGGTATATCCTCCTAAATGATTGATAGAATGATTTCCTATCACTCTTCCTGTAGTATCATAATAGGTGTAATTCTTGATCCAATTATCATTTTCAATATTCTTTACCAAACTCATCACAGAAAAGCTCTTGGTACTCTTTCCTCCACTTGTGGATGGATTATCAGTCAAGACTGACTCTCCCTGAATACTTGTCGGAAAAGTAGGATTGAAACTATAGAGAGGATAAGTATCATAATAGTTCACTGATAATACGGTTTCAAGATAAGGAAAGTGATTATTGGTATATTGAATCGACATTCCATTCTTGGTAAATCCTGGAGGATTTCGGTTTTCAACAATCAGATTGTTAACAATCATATTTTGCATATCTGATCGAGAAGTTCCTCCTACGATTCCTGTGATAATCACTCTCCCAAATAAATCATATTTACTGAAAAGCCATTTATTTTGGGCTCTCATGACTTCATCCTGAGTGAACACCAAACGGTCTGCTTTATCATACACCATATGCTCCCAACCTTTACCAGGAAGTTTCTTTTCTACCAATCTACTTCTTCCATCATAACGATATTCATAAGCCAAAGCCTGTTGATCTGCCAGATCCCAAGTCTTCTTTTTGGAAAGAAGTGGAGGAATTACCCATGCAAGCTGATTATATTCATTATAAACATAGTAGGTATCTGCGTTTTCACTCGCACTTAATACTTTTCTTACCAAAAGCAATTGTCCTCTGCCATTTTTGAATTCAATGGTTTTATTCCCATCTTCATCGGTGACAGTATTTTTATAAAGTTGGTTAGCTCCATAAGTTCCTTTATATTCAATGGATGATTTTGTAGCGTTGTTTTCCCAAATGGTATTAGTGGTATATTTTATAACTTCTCCTGCTATATTAGCACTATAATCGAACTTTACAGGTTTATTAGTCCAGTCGTTTCCTACCTGTATTTGCTGTTGGATTCTATCCAATGGAGAGTTTTCCAATACTTTTTCGGAATAGATCTTTTCAGCTCCATAAATAGATGAAGCATTTCCTAATGGATTGGGGACTATCGCTCCGTTTCCTGTTGACGACTGAGGAATTGGTAAATAATCTTTGGATTGTCTTCCAAATGCATCATATTCGATATGGGTCACCACATCTTTTCCTTGCGGAGAAGCTTTTACATTGACAACTTGCTTAGGTCTTCCTAATCCATCGAAATATTGAACCGTTTCCGATGTCTTCACATTGGGTTGCGTCGGATCTGAAAGATACGTTTTTGAAGATACATAGTTTTCAGTAGGACTTAATTGGGCAGGGAATAATCCTATCACAAATAAAGTATTGACTGATATAATTGTTTTTAATGTATTGGTCATTATTAGTTCTTGTAATTGTATTGGTATTCTTTTATTGTTTTATAAATGAGATTTCCTCCGGCATCTTTTTGCTGCTGCTTTATTTCTTTCAATCGGTTAGCATTGTCATACAGGTATATTTCTCTCATTCCTGATGGCAAGGTAATATTCGTTACTCCGATTTGAAGATTATACGTATAGGTAGTAATCTGAGTAGTCATCAAAGCCGGTAAGTTTCTAAAGGCCTCCAATGCAACAATCAGTGCATTCTCTGAAACATCATTCCCTTGTGCTGCATCAGTATGTGAAGCAGAAACAATTCCGGAGATTAATCCTTCCACCTGATTATACATAGCTCCTTCTATTTTAGCAATAGGCTGAGTTTGATTATATCCCCAGATAATGGATACAGGAATTCCGTCTTTAGTGGTATACTGTTGAAGGTTACCTTTTGCGTCATATACATCATAAGTTACTTCCGTAGAAGAACCACTCAAAAGATCATAATTCAGGGTAGAGCTTGGATAAATATTCGCTGTATGATCATATTTCGTTTCCGATTTTGATAGGGTTTTATTGATTCCGTTGAGCGTTTGTGTCGTCATCGTTTCCAGAGGAGTATCTACTATATTCGCATTAATCAACTTTTGATTTGCTTTTTCATGAGCGTATTTATAGGTCGTTTCTGTGATATTTCCTTCAGCGTCCGTATTTTTAAGTTTCGATAAATTAAGTCCGTTAGCGGATTGATATGAATATTCTGTTGTAGAGGAAATCGGATTATTATTAAGAATTTCATGAGTTATTGTTTTAGAAGGAGCAAACGAGCCTCCATATAACTTAAAGAAATATCTCGAAAATATTCTGTCTGTTACATAGGTTACAAAATTATTCGGAATAATTTCAGAAATATCCGTAAAATCTGTAGTGGAAGATTTAATTTTCACAAAGTTCTGATCATAGATCTCTTGTTTATACAACTTTCCTCTTTTGTAATTATTGGAGCGATAAGGCAAATTAATATTTCCCATATTGGGTGGAGAATAAGAGATTGGATTTATGGGTCCTGTATTATTATACACCTCCTTAAAATTCGGATCATCCGGATACATTTTATAATCCGTAAAATAAGACTTTGTATATCCTTTATTATTCTCTATTTCCGTTACTTCAGAATACAGAACAGGAGAAGAGTTCATGGATGTTTCAATTATATTATTAGAATATACATGAAGGGTTTCTCTTGTGGTTGGTCCTACTTGTACCTTCAGATAATCCAGATTTCTATAATAATTTGACAAGATCCCACTTGATTTCGTATTCGCTGCATTGGGAGCATAATTGCTGATATATTTATATTCCTTTATTCCTACTTGTGTTCCGTCATTGGAGTAATGGATCATCTTTTGGATACGCCCTCCCCCTACAGAACCTATAGATGGTACTAATACATTTTTAAATTGAGAAGAAGAATTTCTGTCCATCTTTTCACTGTATTGATGAGGCTCATAGATAAACTCACTTTTTCCTTTAGTAGGATATGTAATGTTTTTCATCAAACCTACAGAACATAATGCAGGATTGGCGTCTCTGGTATTATCTGTAATGGTATAATCACCGGTATTTTTATCCAATGTAAAGTTGGGAATAAGCTTTGACATGGGTTTATTATTCCAATACCCCCAATAATCGATAAGCCCGGTGCTATCATCGGGAAGATCCTCTTTATTATAATAATCAAACCCATATTCTTGCAAATATTCCAATGATAATTTAGCTTTTCTGAACATTTTCACGTTATCCAAAAAGAAATAATCTTTATTTCTATAGTAATTAAGATTCACAGTCTTAACAATACTACTCCCTGTGATATTATAGAAATTAATATTTTTCAGTTTTAAGGAAGGAATAGCAGATATTAGATACTTTTCATATCGCTCATAATCAAAGGAGACAATAGTTTTTCCGTTGAAAAGAACTGTATTGGGAAAACTTTTTTTGGTAGCCGAATATGACTGTCTATTCGTATCAGCCGAACTGCTCGAACTTCCCCAACGTACAGTACCATCAAACAATAAATTTCCCACACTATAATTATCATTCGTTACATTAAACTCCTGCTTGAAAATGATATTACGATCAAACATCAGCTGAAATGGTTCCTGTAACGTCAGAATGTCATCATAATTGACACAAAAGTTTCTATCACCAGAATAGGCATCTGCCGTACGGTATTTTATTTCTAATATATCAGAATTAGGATACTCTATTTTATAAAGATTCCAGGCTGTAATGGTAAATCTGTTTTCTGCTTCAGCGGGATTCAGGTTATAAGATATTTCCAGATTTTCGTAATTCCCTCCAAAATAATATTGAATCCCTTTTTCATCTGTTATTTTTATCGTGGTTGTTTGGGTAAGACATTTAGCCCCATTTTGTAACTTAGGATGAAGAGGTTGTTTGCTGGATAATCCGGAAATATCAATTTTCAAATTTTTATTATCAGAGATAATAATCGGCTTCATATCATTTCCAATAAAGAAATATCCACTATTCCCCATGAAATTAAAACTGAATTTATCCGGTTCCAATTCAAAACTATGGTTTCCACATTTGATCCCTTTCCCACCATATCCGACAGGCAGGGATGGATAGTTTGAATTATAGATGTCATTATTATTTTTGTTGCATGTTTTAACTCCTTCTAAATATCCATATAATTGATTGGAAGATTGTGGGAAATCTGAAAAAAAATCATCAGCAACACCTCGTACCTCCCTACTTATTGTTCCTCCTATATCTAATGACCAATCTAAACCTACATAATTGGATTTTTTTGCAGGAACAAATCCCGTCCCGTAGTAATTAAGGCTTATATCATACCCATTTCCATTATATAAGTCTCCGTAATGGAATAAATTAATATTATAGGAAGTACTCCCCGAATTGAGACTGACAGGGATATTACCAAATTTCTCAATATTGTAAGTTTGTGGAGATTTAATAACTGGTATTATTTGCGCATAGTAAGATGATATTGATAAAGTAGTAATCGCTACTATCCCTCTGCATGTATTCTTTAAAATGTTCATACTTATATTTATTTCTTAATCAATTTTGCGTTCGTTGTTTTATTCGTATCGGTTTTAATGGTAATCAAATAGGCGCCATGAATGAGAGGCTGCGTGTTAATCTTGGTCACCTTATTATTAGTTTTCATACTTTGCACTTGCCTTCCACTCATATCATACATTAGGATATCAGCTTCCTTGAAATCAAATCCGATTTCTACATACGCATACTCTGATACAGGGTTGGGATAGATCTTTATATCTTGCTTCTCGATTAATTGATCGATCTGCTTATCTTCTAGTTTGACAATTTTCCAATTTTCAGAGCCAAATTTTTCAGCGCTGGTTCCTGCTATAATGATCGAGCCATCTTTATTTAATTGAATATCAGAGAGTCTTTCTTCTCGTTTTTTTGATTCACCTTTGACATACTTTCTCCACTGTTCATTACCATTTCCATCAAGGTATAACATCCAAAAAGTCATATCTCCCGTTTCCATTCTTTCCTCAGATTGAGTATAGCCTCCTATCAATATCCCTTGAGTAAGATCTTCACTTTCAATAACATGGGTTGCCATTAATAGATCACGATTTTTGAAATTATAGGATTTCTGCCAGATTTCTTCACCTTTTTCATCCAGTGAGATTAGCCATACATCTGTTCCTTCTTCCAATCCTACCGTTTTATTGCCTGATCTATCGGATCTGGATTCTCCTCCTATAATAAAACCTGTAGAGGTTGATGCCAATGTTCTAAGATGGTCATCCTCTCTTCCTCCAAAGTTTTTTTCCCATTCTACCTTTCCTAAGTTACTGAGTTTTACCACCCAAAAATCTCCTTCGCCATAGTGATCTGTAGTCTTTGATCCACTCGCATTGCTTCTGGAATAGATTCCTAATAAAGCTCCTCCATCCCTCGTAGGGATCATCTTTTCAATCTCATCGTTTACCTTACCACCTAAAATCAATTGTGACAATTCTTTTCCATTTTTATCCAGTCTTACAACAAGAACATCCTTTGCTCCATATCCTTTATCTGTGTTTTGAATATTCCCTGCTACAAAGAATCCTAGATCAGTAGTCTGGATAGCGGCTCTGGCCTGTTCCTCAGCAGCCGAACCAATGGTTTTTTGCCAAATTTCATCTCCAAATTCATTAATACGGATGAGCCACATATCGGAACCTCCTTTGGACTCTTCTTTTTTATCCAGACCTTTTCCTGAGTATGAAGTTCCTGCTAGAAGATGACCTCCATCCTGAGTGGATACGGTGGCAGATAAAAAGTCATGGTTATCCCCTGAGAAATATTTCTCCCAGACCTCTTCTCCTTGCCCATTAAGCTTAATCAAATGAAAATCGTAGCCCTTATTTTGTTTGTTGCCTACATTTTGAAGCTGCTGACTCTGGATAGAACTTCCCGTAATTAAGTATTGTCTATCAAGAGTAGTAGTGATCTGACTTAGAAAATCCTGCGTTGAGGATTGAATATCTCTTTGCCAGACGACTTCCTGTGAAAAAAACACAGGAATAGCGCATAGGTACAGCGCACCGAAGTAAAGTTTTTTCATTGTTTTATTTTTAAAAGTTGTGAACTTAGAAATTCAATTTATTTATCAAAATGGAGAAATCCCCTATTTTATTTTGATTATTCTAGGCAACTATCAATTGTAATTCTATAGGTGTAATTTTGATTTATGTCCATGGATAAAGGCATCGAGAGTAATTTTGATTTCATTTATAAGTAGTTGTATTTGTATTATTTAAGTTTGCAAAAGTAACACCTTTATATGGGTATTAAAAATTCCTGCATATGAGATTTATTAGGTCAGTGTTTTAATTATTTCTGCAAAGATATTTTCTAATAGCGTCAAAACTCGACGTATTATATTTTTCTTTATCTTTTATGAAAATATTTTTTTTCAGTATTCTTTAATCACGTTGGGGGATATATTTTTTCTAGTGTTAGTTTATTCTAACATTTTCATTGAATTTGTGTAAAATAAATGTTAGATAGCTTGTTTTATTAATCTAACATTTGTAACTTTACTTTGATTATAAGGGATTATTTCAATAGTATCCCTTTGTAGATTTAGACTCATCCAGCTTACATCATGCCAAAAAAACAAATCGATATTACGGATAAAATTATAGGTATTTATGTTGAGAAATACTTTGGTGAAAAACTGTGTGATATTCAGGGAAGATATCATGTAAAGTGTCATTCTGCTATTTATTTTTATTGTTCTGTTGTAGAAGACCGGTTGAGATTTAATAAAGAGCTGAGAGAAAAGATAGAAATTAAGAAAAATGAATACAAATCAAAGATTAGAATTAATAGAGAGAGAAGGGAAAATAGCTTCCGTTCTCAAAGATGAACTTATGGTGATACAAAACAATGCTATTGCAGAAGGCTATTTGCTCACCTACCTGTACTCCGATAATGTCTTTGTGTATATGTTATTCTCGAAATTCACATTACCAACTGCCTAAACTCATGAGATGGCTTACAAGAAAAAAGAAATCTTTGAAAAAGCTAAGGAAGTTATTCCCCAATACAAACTTTTCTTCATTGAAGATATTGTTTCTTTTCTGCCTTGCGATAAAACTACATTTTATCGTTTTTTCCCACCAGAATGCAACGAATACAACGAGCTAAAGGAATTACTGGAGAAAAACAGAGTTGAACTGAAAGTATCCATGCGATCAAAATGGTATACATCGAATGCTCCAGTCTTACAGATGGCATTAATGAAACTTCTTGCCACTCCCGAAGAACTTCAAAAATTAAGTCAGACATATATTGATCATTCTAATAAAGGAGGAAAATTCAATGATGGAAAATTAATTATAGCGGGCAAAAAATTCGCAAGCCAATATGAAAACCCACAAACCGATGAGTCTTCAAATTGAAATTGATGAAAGTGCGTATTCAAAGAATTTTGAAAACCTGTTGGTCTCACATGATAGGTATATCGTTGCCTTTGGGGGTAGAGGAAGTGGAAAAACAGATACTTTTTATCTCAAATATCTTTTGGAATTATTCCAGCCTTACTCCTTTAAATTGGCTTATATCAACAAAGAAAAAACGAATATTAGGGATCAGCAATATGCTGGATTTAAAAGAGTGGCACAAAGAACAGGTTTGTATGAGTATCTTCATTTTTCAGAGGGGACCTATAAAATAGTAAACTCTGAAAACGGGAATGCCTTAGTCCCCAAAGGAATGGATGATCCGGAAAAAACAAAAGGGCTTGATGGGATCACAGCCATTTGGTGGGATGAGATCAACAAAGGAACCAAAGAAGATTTTACCGCTTTAAATAAACTGTTGAGAAGTCCTGAGGCTGAATATCTTCAATTTGCCTTATCTTTTAATCCTGTAAGTGAAAATCATTGGCTAAGATCCATGTTCTTTGATGAAAAGAATGGATATGGGCTTAATGAAAGATTTAGAGGTAAAGGCTATCTGCATCATTCAACCTATCGGGACAATGAATTTATAAACCAGGAAGAATATCTTGAAACCTTACTTGCTGATAATTATGATCAAAGCAGTATTGACTGTGATATTTACGGAGTATGGGGAAATCCTAAGAAGGGTAATTTATTCATCAATACCTTCAAAAAAGAAAAACATGTTCCTCCCATTCCCTATTTATTTGACAGAAGTCTGTACACCTATATTTCTGTTGACTTTAATGTTAATCCTATGACCGCTCTTGTATTACAGACGGATCTTCATTTACGGAAAATAAGAATCATCAATGAGTTTAGGGATTTTGACAGTGATATTTATAAACTCTGTGACTGGATCGGTAGAAATTATAATACAAGAGATCTTTTCATCACGGGGGATAGCAGTGGAAATAACCGGCATTCTTATTCTAAAGGGAGCTTAAGTGGATATCAGATTATACAAAACCAATTGAAACTCAACTTTACTCAAATCAAAGCCATGAAAGGAAAACCAGCCGGATATGTTCAGTCAAAAAGATTAATCGGAAATGCTTTTTTTGCAAGACATCCCGATATGAGTATCAGTAATGCCCCCTTTTTAGTGGAAGACCTGGAGTCGGTTTCATTAAAGCCTTCCGGAGACATGGATAAGACTTCCGATCCTTCCCAATCTCACCTGCTTGATTGCTTATTGGATGGACTATATACCATTACAAGAGGAAATGTTAAAAACATACCAAATTAAAATATCATGTATAAAGTATACAAAAAAACACCTCAGGAAGTTTGGGTAATGAATGAAACCTCCAAAGAACTAACTAGGCTTAAACGTATTAAAAGCCATTGGGAATTAGGAGACTTTTATGTATTTAACAGTGTTCTATCGATGCCTTATCAGAGAAAGGTCATGTTTGATCTTATCCAACAGTTTAATACACTAGGAATAGACAAAGAAGAACTCATTAAAGAAAATAATGAGATTCTTACTTTACTTGAATCCAGAGAACAGGGGTTTGAAATGAAGATCTACAGTAAAATTACGGAGATCAACAAAACTGCCAAATCCTTGTGGGACTATCAAAGATCCTCCATGCTTATTGCGGCACTTCTTGTAGTGCATGAGGATGATCTTGATCTCATCGGTATTTTTGATCAGCAGCAGGCCGAAAAAAGAATTAATGAATGGTCTAAAGATTCTGAGCTGCTTGCTTTTTTTTTGAACATAGCACAAATGAAATGCAACAATCTGATAAACAAATTAGAAGTGAATTTACCCAACTTTTTGGAAACAGAATTCCCCTCGATACAGCCCCAACTCATATCCAAAGAAGAAAAATGGTTCTTAAGGCTCATAAACAAAATAAAGAACTTATTGAATTGATTGCCGGAGGAGATATTGAGAAGATCCACTATATACAATCATTATCCGTGGCGGAAGTATACCGGCTTATGAATGATTTTTTGTCAAAATCCAAAAAGACATAAACGATACATTTGTCTTATGGATCCAAGTGCTATTTTCACCGTTGAATTTGACAAAGAGAAGTTTGTCTATAATGTTTCTGAGGCGATTAAATCAAGCGAAAAGTTCGAGGAGAAAATGGAATCTTTATCTAAAAGTGCCGATCAAATTAATTTCTCCCGACCCATATCCCAACTTAACAAATTTAAAGAAGAGCTTACCTCTGCCTTTAAAGCTCAAAACTCACAATTGGGTCTTTCCAAAGATCAGATCAATCAATCGGTCGATACTATCATAAAGTCGGAATCAAAAATAAAAGAATTTCTAAGCGCCTTCAAGAAAGATTTACAATCGGCAACGGATCCTCAGGAGTTTAAAACGTTGAGAGATGCAGTCACTCTTACTGAAAATGCTCTTGCCGAATTAACAGGAGAAGAACTCAAAAACGAAACGGCCACCAAATCGGCAAAAGCGAGATTGAGAGAAATGAAACAGGAACTCATAGAGCTTGAAGATGCAGGTCTTGATGATACCCAAATGTTTCGCCAGCTCACCATAGAAAGTGCCCGGCTAACAGATCAAATGGGTGACCAGGCAGAACAAATCAGGGTCTTATCTTCTGATACTTTTGGTCTGGATGCAGGGGTTGACTTGCTCACGCAATTGGCTGCCGGCTGGCAACTCACCGAAGGAGCAATGCAACTGTTTGGACTTTCTACTGAGGAAACAGAGGAGCAGATGCAAAAATTGGTGGCCATTCAATCCGTCATGAATGGACTTCAGGAAATTCACGCTTTTTTAACCGGTCAAAGTGCCGCGAAATTAGCCCTACTCAACGGGTGGAATAAAGCAGTGGCCCTGAGTACAGCGTTAGTGGCCACAATTACCGGGGAAGCGACGCTGGCTACAAGAGCCTTTTCCACCGCTTTGGCAGCAACCGGTATAGGAGCCGTAGTGGTAGCCTTGGGATTATTAATTGCCAATTGGGAAGAAATTACCGCAGCTATTACAGGAGCCACTGCTGCTACTGATGCAATTGAAAAAGCCCAAAAAAGTGCCACAGATACCTTAGCATCGGCCAATAAAGAAATTGAACTTCAAAAAGGTTTATTTGAAGCAGCCAGAAAAGGCGTTATCAGTAAAAAACAGGCTTTAGATGATTATAACAAAACATTTGGGGATGTGCTCGGAACTGCTAAAAGTTATAATGAAGCCGAAAGGATTTTCAGGGATAAGACAGGCGCCTATTTAGCAGCACTAAAAACAAGAACAATTGCAGAAGCCTTATTTCAAGAATCGGCAAAAAAAAGAGCCGAAGCCGCTACTCTCCAATTAAATGGATTGGATAAATTCCGGTCCAGATTTTTTCAGCTTACCGATTCGGAACAAAAAAAATACCAACAAGTCCTGAAAACACAAGGCAAAGATGCCGCAGATAAATACTACGAAGGAGTTAACGAGGCCTATGTTTTGGCTCAGAAAAAGAAACCCCTTATCGGAGATGCCAATGACATTGAAAAACAAGCCACTCAATTTCTTATGGAATCTCTTAGAATTGAAAAAGAAAATCAGCTCCAATTAAACGCCGAAAAAGAGAAGACGAAAAAAGAAAAAAATAAATCGCAAGTTGAAAATATCTATGAAGAATTAAAACGAGGTTTTCAAAGTGATCTTGAAAAATTAAATACAGCCGATTTGAATGGCCTCTCTGCTATCAATGCCAAAGCGGAAGAAAATTACAAAGAAAGAATTCGTAAAATAAATGATGCTCTACAGGATGGCAAACTCACCAGGCTTCAAGCTCAGGCCCTAAGAAGTACCGTTGTGGGGATCAAAAAAACAGAAATCCAACAGGAAGTTAAAAAATTTCAAGAAGAAAGAGCTAAAGCGCTGGAAGAGGCAGATAAGCAGCAGCAATCCCTACAAGATGAATTGAGCCAAAACAGACTCGATACTATTCAGGATGAATATGAGCGTGAAACTCAAACCATCAAACTCCAGGAAATAGTAAGGATCCAGTCCATTGAAAATGCCAGAAAAGAAGCAATAGAGAAGATTAATGATCTTGAAAAACAGGAATATATTAATCAGGAGCAGGCTCAAAAAAGGAGTAAGAACTTACAAGAGGTATATGACCTGCAAATCGTTGAATTGAAATTAGCCACCAATAAAAAACTTCAGGATGTCAATCTGAGAAGACTGGAGGGTGAACGCGATTTATATGATAAACATCTGGAAACATTACAGTCCTTTTTAGCCAGTCAGCAAACCCTGGAGATAAAAACCATTACAGAGAGATTCAATGCAGGATTAATTAATGAAGAAAAGTTAAACTCCGAGATCAGCAAAATCCAAAAAAAGTATAGGGAGCAGGAAAAACAAAACAGGATTCGTCAGATTAACGATACTATAGAAGCTTTACAAATAGAGATTCAGGCCACAGAGAGTGCTAAAGAGAAAGAAACCAAATTAAAACAAATCTATGACCTTCAAGCCGAGCGAAATACGTTAGAAACCAACCAGAGAAAAACACCTACCTTTTTAGAACAAATATTTGGGAATGATGAAAAGGCTAAGAAAAAGGCGGAAGCAGTACAAAATCTTGTAAAAACTACGATCCAGAGTTCTATTGATCTGTTAAAAGAACAGTCCCAGTTAGAAGTAGAAGCCTACGATCGTGCGATATCACTACAACAGGGAAGGGTCGATGAAGCCCGAAAAATTGCAGATGCCGGAAATGCTGAATATCTTAGAGAGGAAACTGACCGATTAAATGAACTGGAAGCCAAACGTGAAGCAGCGGCAAGAAGACAGCTGGAAATTGATCAGGCGGTTCAGGCTTCACAGATACTCGTAGCCGTTGCCGGAGCGGCTGCTCAGATCGCACAAGGAGGAACAGTGGCTGTTATTACAGGAATTGCCTCTATCATAGCAGCTCTGGGAACAGGAATTACGCTGGTAAATCAAATGAAGTCCAATGCGCCTGAGTTTTACCAGGGAACTGAATATGTTGAAAGAGGAGCTCACCCGGAAGGTAGAGACACTATTCCCGCTATGCTCAATATTGGAGAACGGATTGTTCCCACCTATATCAACAAACAATTAAAAGGAATTAAAAATAAAGATTTACCCAAACTCCTCACTGGTGAATTGTTTTACAACCCTATGATCCAAATAAGTGAAAAGAATCTATCAAAAGAAGATCATACTTCCGGATTGGAAGAAAGACTAAAAAATTTGGAAAGTATACAATCAGAACAATTGGAATATATAAAAGCATTAGGAATAAACATTGTCATGGATAGTGAGGGCTTTGCGGCTTCTTTAGAAACCGTTTCACTCAAAAAGAAAAAAATGTTTAATGCATAAGTATGCCTAATTCATCTAATGAAAATGGGTCTACTCATCCAGCTCAACATTGTTTACTCTCCCCCCAGATACTACTATCATGCTTACTATTGAAATCAGAAAACACCAACATGTAGATCATAATGCTAATAACGTATTGATCGATTGCACAAATGCTATTGCAACCTATATTCCGGGAACAATACCGGATAACGATTGGATTGATATTACCCAGGATTGTGAAAATTTAGATACCCTGGAATTTTCAGAAAAACAACCTGATAAGCAAAATAAACAAAGGGAAAAAGGAGCCACCAGCCAGATTGTAATTGGTTTTGATGCCTATCATCTTATTATGGATTGGCTCATGTCTACCCCTTGTAGTTTTCTCAATTATTTTGATGTCAGGATCACAGATACGGATTTAAACTATCAGTACAAGCCTTATGAACTCAAACCGGACAATATAGAAATGTGTGAGGATGAGGGTTGTCAATTAACTTTACCTCTGAGGGAATCAGATCATTTAAAAAGTGTTGTTGATAAATTATCCATTCATGATAACTGGCAGGGATGGTTTGGGAGTGGAGCAAAAGATTTTCCATGCATTCAGGTTTTCAAACATTTGAATGCGATGACTAAAGCCTTTACCATTGGGGCATGGGCAGTAATAGATGCCATCAAAGCCTTTTCAATCATAGGCCTCTTTATTGATATATCCACTCTCTATAAAAAAGCCTATGGATTCGGAAATTTTCTTCCATCACCCTATATCAGAGATATTCTTGAAAACTGCATGTCAAAGATCGGATATACGATTAATACTCCATTTGATGTGGGTCAATTTGCAGAAAATGACGTTTTTGTCTATTCCAATGGATATTATCACACCAACTATGATGATGAGCCTGTAAGTCCCAGTCAAAAATTTATATTTGAAAACAGATTGGTATGGCAGCTATCAGATTTTCTGGAAGCCATTTGTGACTTGTATTGCTCTATATGGTTTATTTCAGGAACTACTTTATACATTATTCCTCAGAAAGATAATAATAATTCAGAACCTGTTTTCGAAATAGCAGAACAGGATGTGGTCAGTGATTGTAAAACATTCTCCTTTGAAAAAGGAAAAGCAGGAGGCAATTATGAGTATAGTAAAGATGGTGCTGATACCGCAAGTGGTGATACCATCAACGAGTATAATGATATAGTGGACTTTGATGGGCTAACCAATAACGCCATGCTGGAGGGGCTATTTGATAAAAAATTCAGATTTTCAAGTTCAAGTTTTTGGGGCGATTCTTTTGGAGAAGATCTGCAGGAAGAAATAGAAAATTTTTCCATTATAGTAGCCGTTCTAATCGCTATCGTACTATCCTGTGTGGCTTTATCTTTTGTTACCGGTACAGCAGGAGCGAATGTGGCTGCAGGCGGTTTTATTGCCTCTGCAGCGATTGTGATCGCAGCCACTGTAGCGATCACTGGTGCTGCTATCGCATTTATCAATGGACTTGGAAGTAGCACGAAATACGGTTACAGCAATGCTCATTTCAAAGGATCATTAAAGGTGGTGGGGACCGGAAGTATATTTACACCACGAATCATACGCATGAATCCCGGTAGTGATAACAGAAATAAAAAACCCGTTATTATCAGTAGTGACTCCATACAGATTAATCCCTATTATAATACCTCAGGGATTTCATGGCGTGATCAATGGACAGGGTATGGTTACGGAGATTTTAATGAGGCCTTTAACTATCCTTTATTCTTTGATTCCCTGTATTTTGGAACACTGTATGATACGCTACATGAAAAAGTAGACAATGCTTTGTTTCTTTCTCAAAGCAATGAGTCAAGAAAGCTAGTTATTCCTTTATGTGGAGAGTACCTATCAAAAACAGGCGTGAATAATGATCAAGAATCCATTATTGGGAAAATTATTCTCTACAAAAATACCCGATATAAAGTGATTGATTTTCAGATTAAATATACAGACTTAAGTATCACCTTCAATTTGAAAAAACAAAATGAGATTATATAGTTCAATAAACAGTTTTTGTGATTCCTATGCGATCCCCATTAGTGAAAGTACCATTGGATATTTGCAGTTTTTTAGTGAATTGGTCATCCCCAATTCTACGGATGTAGTCACATTAAAATGCTATGTTGTAGATGCTATTGCGATGAATGAGGTTTTGGCAACTCCCCTTAATAGTATTGTTCAATACCTGGGAGATGATACTTTTAGGATGCTTATTCAGGGATTTCATGATATCCCCGAATCATTCAGGTTCCGATTCAAAATAGTCATCACTACCGATTCAAACTCAGCCATAGTATATTCCGATTTGTTTTCGTTTGAGAAATGTGTTGTCAGTTATCCGATCATTCCCTGTTTGGCAGAGGGGCAACAATATTCAGGATCTGGCGCTTTTCTAGGAGAAATCACCGGAAGTATTGTGTATCAAAGCTGGCATACCCATGAACCTAAAAAATATACCCCTGTCGTCTTTTTACGCAATCTGTCATTTAATAAAAAAACAAGTACTATTGAATATAAAAAACTTAATAACAAACCCTTAAAAAGCACATTAAAAAAGAATTTCAATTTAATTTGTGAACCTGTTTCAAGTATGTACAGTGAATATGTAATGGATATTTTTGGTTTTGGAAAAATCAACCTTTTAACAAAAACCTATGCTTTTGATACCTATTCTGATGAAATACTCGATGAGAAAGACTGCTATTCGCTTTATAAAATTTCAGCTACTGCCTATCAGGAAACTCAGTTGAGACTTCAATGTTCTAACCAATGTGTGGTGTTGGATCCCATCACCTGTGAGGATTTGGTAAGTCCTGATGAAAATATCATTGTGCAGGTAAGTCCTGATGATTTTGTGATCGGACATACCCTAGATATTACCCAACAAATTTTAAACAGCACCGGATTTGATATTTCTGAACTGGATTTTTTAAACGGGATCCGAAATGATTGTTGGATTATCGTCTATGATGGAAGTTATATTATGCTCAGATATGATCCTGTCAATCCCAATGGAAGTTGTGAAGAATTAGCATTTAATTATAGTATTTGTGGTGTTATGATCTCTGTTATTATTAAGATGGTGACTCAGGAATTACCATGTATAGCTTCTACATTAACTTCTATAACCTATTCTGGTATCGATCCGATGGGTTATACTATCATAGGGGAATTCAATACAGAGGTTAGGTTACAGTATTCAATTGATCATGCAAATTGGATAGATGCGGGTATATTCCCTATAGGAACGGAAATATTTACCAACAGCTTGCCTGTAGATTCTCAGCTGTATGTAAGAGTGATTTCGACATGTGAAGAAGGCTTAATTTCTAATGTTATTGAATACCAAAGCTTCATTATTGACTACAGATCTGATTTTGTTTCAACCATCTATAAAGCGGACTCTGGAAGTCACTATGTAGGGCAATTAAAATTCAATAATTTACAGATTCATACCGTTGATTTGTCTGATATTGTGAAGGTAGAAGTGAGGTGTAGATTTAGAGCGATAGGGGAAAACATATGGTTTGATCAAACAGAAACATACGATATTCCCATCCCTTCCCCTTCTCTATCTTTATCCCATCAATTTATCTATGGATTCAAAGATCCTTCAAAATATATTGGGACAAGAGACTGGAATGGGGCTGATAACTTCTTCCATGAAATAAAAATATATACCTCATTGGGAAATTACATCGCATTTCCGCCAGCTACTGCCAATCAAATGTGGTATGGTGATTATCCTGATGCCATTACATAAAGTCTACCCGTAATTTATCGTTAGTTTTATTCAAAGAGACTGTTTTAAAAGACAGTCTCTTTTTTTGTTCATGACTATAAAGGGAGCGATTCACGATATGATGAATGTAATAAAATTAATTTAAGTTTTTTATAGCATACATGGCTGTTTAACGCAGGAATCGTTTCTGAACCTCAAATACATATAATACCTGGGCAATATTTCTTCATTCGATTCCCGATTTTCTAGGAATATAGGGTTGAATAGGAATGATATGCTCCAATTTTTGTAATTTCTCCCAATGCGTTTTTCCATTCAAAGAAGAATGTGGTCTTTTCTTATTGTAAAATTTCTGCCATTCAATAGCTAAGGTATTTAAATCAAGACTTAGATCAGATAGATCCAGTAGCCACCAAAATTCAGATTTATCAGTTTTTTTGCTTGTCATTTAAAAAAAATCATTATATTTACATATATCACAAATATTTGAATTAGTATTTAATATTCAACCCCTTTATCACTTGGGAAGTATTTAAAGAGTATAAAACTTTATAATAACTAAAGATATACCTAAATTACACTTTTGAATCAGACTCTGTTTAGGTACCACTTATAAAATAACTTTAGTATAATTTATAAAGGAAAGCTATATTGGCTTAGAAGGAATCATTTACGAACGGTATAAGTTGATATCCGTTCACCGAGAATTACTGATTTTAATCCAAATGTTATTAATACAATAGGAATTAATAGAATATAGGAGTTTCTCTATTCCTACTCAACATTCATTCCTTTACTGAAACTTGTTTAGAGTTGCTCCTCCTTTAGGAGTACTGACTTTATTATCCCATTATACCTTTGTAAATAAAGGTTCTCCAAAATTTGAATTGTTTAAATATTAGGCAAAATCCCGCTATTTATACAAGTTAGATATACAACTTTTAACCTTAAAAATAAATATTATGAAGAACTATTTATTACTAGTCTTAGGATTGTTTTTTTCACAATGCCCATCTCAAGGTATTAATTCTATAAATTTAGAATCCAGCGCGTTAGTTAAAAAAAACAGAGAAACCTCTCCTCCGGAGAAAGCGCAACAATTGAGACCTGTAGCTCAAAGAGTATCAGAATATCATCGGAAAACTAAAACCACAAAATTTGATTTATTTGAGATTAATAAAAATTCTGGTAAAGAGGCTAAATATAAAAAAATAGCAAAAGATATTACGATAATGAAGATTAAATATGAGGAGCTTAAAAAGCTGGTTAAAGGAAAACCAAATTTTATTGAAGTATCTTTTCCTTTTGATCAGAATAAGGAAATTACAGTAGAGCTATATAGAAATGAAATTTTCACAAATGACTTTAAAGTAACTACTGAAAAAGGAGAAATTGTAAATTATACTCCTGGGGTTTATTACCAGGGAATTGTAAAAGGAGATAATAATTCTATAGTAGCCTTTAGCTTTTTTGAAAACGATGTGGTAGGAGTTGTTTCTGATACTGAGTCCGGAAATGTAGTGGTAGGAAAATCGAAAAATTCCGATGATTTTGTCAGTTATTCAGAATCAAAATTAACTATGAAAAATCCCCATATCTGTAGCACTAATGAATTACAAGAAAATCAATCTCAAAAAATATCCTTTGATCCACAAACAAAAGAGATGGCACCTCAGGATTCAAATAAATGTGTAAGAATATTTTATGAACTTAGCTATAGGGCGTTTCAGAGTAATAATTATAACGTAACAGCTACTGCAAATTGGATGACGGCTATCCATAATAATGTGGCAACTCTTTATAATAATGATAATATTAGTATGGCTGCCAGTAGTATTTATGTGTGGACTACTCAAGATCCTTATTATAGTAGTCTTGATCGTTTTAGAACTAATAGAACCTCATTTAATGGTGATTTAGCTCATTTAGTAGATCCGGGATCTGGAGGTGTTGCTTATTTAAATGTCCTTTGTACGAATTATAGATATGGCTATTCAGGGGTTTACCAAAATTATTCAAATGTCCCCACTTATTCTTGGACTGTGGGAGTAATTACTCATGAAATAGGACATAATTTAGGTTCTCCTCATACACATGACTGTTCATGGAATGGTAATAACACAGCTATTGATTCTTGCGGGACATCTGCAGGCTATGGCGGAGGATGTAATGCTTCAATTCCTTCAGAAGGAGGAACAATTATGAGTTATTGCCACCTTACTTCAGTAGGAATTAATTTTAGTAAGGGATTCGGGCCCCAACCTACTCAATTAATGATAAATAGAATAGCTTCAAAAACATGTCTTGGAAATAGTTGTACTGCAATTTCCTGCACAGGAACAGTGAATAATCTGGTAATAGATAATATTACTCAAAATTCTGCGAATGGAATAATTACAGGGGTCAATTCTACTTCTTGGAAGTATCAGCTTACCAAATTGGATGGGACAGTGATAACAACGAGTACAACAAATACTCCGAGTTTTAGTCTTTCAAATCTCCAGGCTAATACTTATTATAAATTGTTTGTTGCAGCAGAGTGCTCAAATGATTATCAAAAATCACAAATATTTTTGACAGATGCGGATTGGTGTGGAGGAGCATCATTTACAGATACTGGTGGACAGAATGGTAATTACGATAATAATGAAACGATAATAAAAACATTTTATCCTACTACCCCAGGTATGACGATGACTTTAACCTTTTCACAGTTTACTTTAGAAAATAATTATGATTATATGTATGTCTATAATGGACCATCTATAGAATCTCCTTTATTTACCAATGGGGCTTTAACAGGATCTAATTTACCTCCAGCTTTCACTTCTTCCCATTCTTCAGGAGCAATAACGGTTAAGTTTGTCTCTGATTATTCTATAAATAATAGTGGATGGATAGCTAGATTATTTTGTGGTTATAGGAATAGACATTATAGTTCGAGTACTCAACTCAATGAAAAAGCTGATGTACAAATTTTTCCAAATCCGACGAAGAATATTATAACTATTTCGTCCCAAGAGGGACTGAAGTCTTACAAAATATATGATGGAACTGGAAGGATTATAATTTCATCATCTTTGCTAAAGGGAAATAAAATTGACGTTGATCTGTCTTCTATTAAAGAAGGAAATTATCTAATAACAATAGAAACAGAAAAACAAATAATACAAGAAAAATTAATTAAGCTCTAGTTCACTAGTGTCCAATTAGTATATTAAAACACTCTCTCAGTCTACTGAGAGAGTGTTTTAATAGAGGTCATTGCTCCAATTTTATTTAAAATATATTTCGTCAATAGCGGAATTGAAATCATTTGATGGGTTCAAAACTAGAATACTTGCTAAACTGATAGCATTAACTGTTGTAAAGCCGATTAATAAACTAAACAACAAAAATATCAACAACTTAAAAACTGCAATTGCTTAAATGCACTACGGGTTAAAGTCTATATTTTGTCAAAATAAGAAAGTACTGAGCATTTACCTTTGTTAAAAAATAGAAGCATGTCTATACTAGATGAATTGTTAATTGCGTGCAGTACAGACTGTGCAACCGAGCAGCTACCCTCTATATCCGACCCCTGTAATCCCGAGGTCTGGTACGGAAGGGCAAACGAAATCTTATTTGTTCCCTGTACTGAACAAATTGACGAGAGCTGGATTATGAATTTAGGTAATTGGCAAAGAGTATTTCATGATGCGGGCTTTCTGGGTCGAAAAACCGGAAAAGGAATAGGTTCTTATACCCAGGTCAATGCCACTGCTATTGATACAGGGGCCAACTGCGGAATACCCACTCTTGTGGGGACTAAAACAACATGGGAACTGAGCTATAGAAAAGTTATTATTGACAGATCCACTCAACTTACCACTCATACTTTTGCCAACACATTACAGACGGGCGCTTTACATCAGTATAAATTATTTGTCCGATATTGTGATGCTGTGGATATGATTCTCCCTATTGGTAAGGTAGCCTTGAGTAAATTCAATAGTACATTACCTGAAGGAGTCGATGATTTTATGACCATAGAATATGGGTTTCAGTGGAAACAAACAGGGATTCCTACCCCCATTCTTGTACCAGGTTTAGGAGCCGTTTTACAATAAAAATATCATGACCACCTATTCTATAGAGAATGTTTCCCAGCTTGCTAAAAAAATAAAAGGGAATCGCGATGAAAACGCATTCCCTTTTAATTATTGGAATAAAAAGAAACTGGATCTTCAGGTACACACCAAAGGAAAGATGTATGAAAAAACAATGACGGTGTTTAAAAATGAAGAACCTTCAGCTTCCCATTTTGTGATGGAAACCTATGAACCTATCACAAAAAGTTCGATTTGGAAAGGCATTGATAATATTTCAAGGATTTTTAAAAATACAGGATTTGATATTACAACCGATGCAAAGACAAGTCGGTTTATTGCTCAAAGTGACATTAAAGAAAAGATTATTGACAACTTTGTTAATGGATCCATGTCTAGTGATCCTAATATCTTTGCCGTTCCATATATGGGCGATCAGGAAAATTGGGAAATTAGATTTATAGAATCTCATCTTATTACCTCCATTGATAAAGAATCCATTTCCTTTATCGATGAAACCCACAGCACGTTTGAGATTGAATTAGCCTATTATCCGTTTTTGAGAAAAAACCATCAAAACACCTATAAAGCTGATTGTTTATTATCAAGCTATCCTAAAAAAATATTTTCTCAAAACAAGATCAGATACATTTATATTTCTCGTGAGCAGTATATTATCATAGACTTTAAAGGTGAAGTTTTTACCGCAACATTTCATACGCTTGCTAGAGGGACTTATCCTTATATTGCTACAGGAGTCAATAAAGAATTCGGTTTTGTTTCGGAAAGCCCCGTAAGCCCGTTTGTTCCATTTGGAAATATCTCTTTACTGCAGCATAGAGCGGCAAGAAGTGTGGAAAACATTTTCGGGTATCCGAGAATGAGCGAAATGGAACTCCCTTGTGATCATTGCCATCAGGGAAAAGAAAAATGTGAAATAACAGAAGACTATCCTCTGGGGGAAAGGGAGTGTACCAAATGTCACGGAACGGGATCCTTATCACTCCAATCCATATTTAAAATTTATAAACGGAAACTCTCGGAAGACCCGGCATTAAATGCAGATATAGATCCCGTAAAATTTCATACACCCGATGTCGGGATTCTGGAATATATTAGCCAATCATGGAAAGATACCCTCAGGCTCGGAGAGGATGCGATCTATGTTCAGCAGATTGTAGAAACAGGCAATGTACAGAGTGCTAAAAGCAGAGAAAAGCAATTGGAACAAATGTACAGCTGGCTGGACAGATTGAGTAATTTCTTTTATAATTCTGCCTCCAGGATTATCAATAATGTATGTCTGCTCAATGGGTATGGCCATGTGAGTATTGAAAAGCCCATTTCATTTGCTATTATGAATGAACTGGAAAGCTTTGAATATCTGAACATGATTGTTAATTCAAACAGCCCCATCTTCATTAAAACGGTCCATATAGAAAATTTCCTTAAGAAATACATCAGCAGTTCTAACCCTATTATACGGGTGGTGGATCTGCTTAAAAAAGTAGATGTATTTTGCTTCTATTCGATGGATGATCTGCAAAAAATGAGCAATAGTGGGGTTATTGATGATAAACAATGGAAAATACACGCATATGCTTTTCCCTTGCTTAATCAAATGTATGCTCTAAATCCTGAACTATTCCTACAGGATGATAATGAAATTATTAAAGAACTGGAGGTGAGGCTAGGTGCTGTTATCCTTTCTTCAAATGCTGTATTGCTATGATATTCGACGATACTCTTCTGCGTGAAAAAGAACTGATTGATGATAAAGAAGTCAAAAAGTTAGAAAACTCGCTGGTGGCGCTCCTTATTGAAAATATTTCTGAGAATATTAATATGGTCAATAGAAAACTGGAATTTTCAAATACCACCGATAGCATTGTCAAAAAATCCTTAAAAAAGTTTTACAACACCAAAGTATACCGGGAGTCATTGACAAAGTATCTGACAAAAATAGAAGATATTTCTCAATTGAAACGCGCTGCTTATCAAAAAAAAGGTCTGTTTATTCAGTCTTCAGAGATTAATCCTCTTCAAAAACTGGCGATCGATGAGCATTTGAGCTATTTGAATGAAAATGGGCTTAATGCAAGGTTTAATCAAATGTTGCGAAAGATTATCTATTCCAATATATATGCGGGAAGATCACAAAACCAACTGGAAGCGGAATTGAAAAACGTCATTTCCCAAAAAGAAGCGTTAAGCAAATATATAAAGCAAACTCTCATGCAGGGAGCCGATGCGTATACTTCCATTATTGATCAAAAAATTACAGATAAATACATTGACAACCTAACAGGATATACCATGGTAGGCTCACTCATTGAGTCTTCAAGCCCGCAATGCAGGTATTGTGTGGAAAAATTAAAAAGAAATATTAAAAAAGAAGACTGGAAAGCCGTTAAGGAAATAGCTTCACAAAACGGTCTTATGGAAGAAGCGGAATTTAAAAATCTTCCCACCCATAAGCTACATTATGGATGCAGGCACCAATTTACACCAATAATAGAATGATTATGGATTGCTTACAAAATATCATACAATTTAAAAGTCTTTGCTCCTCTTCTTATAATGGCAGATATGTGGAGGATTTCGTACAGGTAAATAGCATACTTCTTTCCGATCTTGTTAACGAAAATGAATTAAGCGGAAAAGACTATGGAAACTTTATGATCGAAGCGGCATGCCAAAGTGTATTATCAGACCTCTATACGAGTTACGGGAATATAGTGCTGGAAAATGTGGTTGAGAATCTTGTTTTTTCAGGGCATTTCAATACACTTTCCATGGCAGGGGGCGGTTTTTCGTTAAGAGATATGTCGGGTTCTACCATGACTAAAATGGTTATTAAATCGTTAAAGATAAAACCGCTTTTCGATGGTCATTTTACCGTTATACTCGATGACGGAAAAGAGCTCAAAAGCGTTGACTTTGTCGCTCAGAATACCGTGGAAACTACCTATGTACTAGATTATGAAACTTCGTCTAAAATACTAAAGGTGTATGTTACGGATCCATCAAAAGAATTTTCACAAATTAATGTTACGAAAAAAACATGTGGCAGCTGTTCAGGGGTAAAATATAATGTAGTATTACAGCCCCTTAAAAATAAGCTTCCCGGAAATATCTATTCTACCTTTATTCCTGACGCCTTTTTACTATGTGATTCTTCTGGTTTTATCTGTAAACTATTACAAAGTCCGGTTATAAAGCAGGCTATTATAAAAGCGGTGGCTATTCAGTGTGGGATCAGCGTATATGAAAGGCTTCTTTTATCTCCAAGGGTGAATGACTCCACGATGAATATTAATAAACAGGCTGCAGAACTGTATTTAAATACGCTGGTGGGTAAATATCAGGAATTTGTTTTCGGAACTAATTTTGCCTCAGGAATTTCCAAAGCGAATAATATTCCATTAACAGAGCTTATTAAGAGAAATATCAAAAACTTCAAAGATATTTGTATCAGTTGTAATTCGAATTATCAAACAAGTACGGTTATTTTCTAAATGAATGCAATCACTCAAACTTTACTCAACATTAAAGAATTTGCCGAGGGTGAAAAACCTTTAGATTATATCCTCATTGCCGTGAATGAAGCAAAAGCTGAATTTCAGAACAGAATATTTAATTCTGAAGAAGGGGCAAAAGATGAAAAAGGTAAAGGGCTGGGAAGATATACTAATGCCTATGCCCGATATAGAATCACAAAAGGCAGACAGGCAAAAGTAATCGATCTTGAATTAACAGGTTCTCTACGACGTGATATCAAAGTGATTAAAAACCAATCGCAGGTACTGATTATCATCATTTCTGATGTAGAATTAGAGAAACTTGAGCATCTGGAAATGATCTATACAACAAAAATCTTCTCTCTCAATGAGCGGGAACATGAGAGGTATGCAGAAAAAGCGGCAGAACTTTTTATTGGAGAACTCATACATATATTTAATAATGAATAATACGATTAAAAGCAAAATTGGTTCATTATGGCTTGAATCAACCTGTTACCATGAGGTTAGCCTTCAAAAAATAGGTGGAAGAGAAACGGCTTGCTCCTTTGATGGGAAGGATTATATTTCTCTGAATCCTAAAGACAGTGAGTGCTCTTTTAGTTATTTCAGAAAATTAAGTGAAGAACCTTTATACATTGATACAGGAGATTGTAACCTTCTTATGAGTAAAATAAAAGAAGCCTATCGGTTTGTGTATTTTTCTAAAGAAAAAAAAGAGGTGGAACTTCTCTTATTATTATTTCAAAAGAAACTTTCTCAAGAATTCTCACTGGTGATAAAAAGCATCAACAGGGATGAGAATAAATTGTTAAAATGGGAATGTGGAATAGTTGATCATGATATAAAACTTAAAAACTGGACCTATTTCTCCATCGACTTTCAACTCACCTATAAATACGATAACTGTTTAATCTCTGATTGTCTATGAATTGCTATACCTGTTCGCTTAATCTTTGTACGATCTATCTGGATTGCGACAATAACGCCAGCATTGATTTGAATTTTCCCGCACCCGAAAACGGTGAATATATTTTGTATCTCAAATACCTGAATATCGTATTGTCTTTTTCTAGCATTTTTCAGCAAGGAGAGAATCTCCTCTTCAATCTCACAGAGCTTAATGAACATTACGCATACTCTTTTCATATCATGATCAATGGAGAAAAACTTTTTGTCAATAATGGCATGAAATCTTATGATAACTTTACTTTCAGGACAAGAAAAGAATGGAAAATATCCTGATCATATTATCGTGTATAGGTTTTTGCCGGGCTTTTTATTATGCCATTGGAGAACCCATGTCTACCATGAACGAAAACGCCATACTATACTGTTATACGGATCGTATCAGTAGGCTTATCGCAAGGATTCATCATATCCCGCTTCCTGGTGACGGGACTATCGCGTATTATGCTGTTTTGGGATATATCGAAAGATATTACAAATTCTTAGGATTTTGTTATATCTGTTTTTCCTTTTGGGTAGGAATGATCTTTTGTGGGTTTTATTTCCATTCAATCCATGACAAAGTAGCCTATTTCGGCTTATTTATATTAATCAATTTTATTATAAGAAAATGGACCATTTAGAACGTTTTAAACCTGAAAACCTTACCCGGGAGGCAATTGATGAAATCAATGCTATGCCTCTTGAAGAGCTCATAAAACTGGAAGATATTCCCGGTGTTCTTCTCATCAGAGACAAAGCTTCGACCCATAAACATTACACAGGACAATCTACCTATAAAAATCTTGCAGTGCTTCATAAGCTAGGGTTTAAAAAAAGATACGAAGTCGTGGGAACATACCCGAGTCCCATGAGATCTATTACTTTACCTGAGGAAAATTTCACCAAAGAGGATTTTATTGCTCCTGAAAAGCAGATTGTAAATCAGGAAGGGGAAGATTCAGGGGAAACCTCCGGGGAACATGCTATAGAGGAAAGTGAAGAGCCTGTATCAGATATTTCCGATGCTGACAACACCAATACAGAAGAAAAAATAACAAAAGCTCAACCCATTGAAAGTAAAGCAAGAAAAACAAAATAAAAATGAGCGAATTATTATACACAAAATTAGGAATTGATCCTTCATCTCTTGAGGGGCTAACAGAAGAAAAGGCTGTAGAAATTGCCAGTACTATCGAAAGTGGAATCCGATCAAAAATTCTTGAAAGTGAAGATTTTTATAAAACTCTTGATGAAAATAAAATCCCTTCTGAATATAAAAACAAATATCTTTCGGAAGGGACATCCAAAATTGCAGGAATTGCTAAAAAAACACTGGATAAAGAGTTTGCTCTAACCCAGGAAGATAAAAGTAAATTTGGCGAAGAGGACCTTAAAAATATCGACAAATATATTTCTAAAGTAAAAGAGATTTATTCCGGCAAAGTCAATGCAGGAAATAACGAGGTGGGAAATCTTCAAAACGAAAACTTAACCCTCAAGCAGTCTGTTGAAGAATATAAAGGTCAACTTGAAAACCTTACTACTGAATATGAATTAAGAACGGCAGACAGATTAAAACAAAAAGACATGGAATCACTGACCATGCTTGAAGTGATTAAATTAAGTGGTCAGCTCATGGGTAATATCGGAGCGACCTTTAAACTGGTGTATCCGTCCCTTACTGAAAAGTATGCCCTAGTAGAAGAAGGGGGAATTCCTTCTATCAGGAAAAAAGATAATCCTGCTTTTAAAGTTGAATTTGATAATGCTGGGAAAAAAGAGCATTTATCATTGAATAAAGCACTTGAATTAGAATATAAGGCACTGGGACTGTGGAAGGAAACAGAAGAAAAATCCAATCCCCAAACAATAACGATAAATACAGATTTTATGAAGAAAACAATCCCTGAAAATATTCAGGAGAGTATTAGAAAAGAAAGGGCGTTTTTAGAATCCTAATGTTTCGCTATACACCTGTAAAAGCATCTTATTTTTTAGAGATGCTTTTTTATTTTGTCAAAATAGATCCTTTTATATCTGCTAATTTTGTTGGGGCAGCAGTGCCGTACAACTCTTTTATTCTGTGCGCAAACACGAAATTGCAACAATCCAAATAACCTTTAACGAAAAAATAATGATAAAATGGGTCAATTAACACCTTCTTCAGGTCTCTGCATACCTACCACAGGAGAGCTTGTAGAATATTTCGGTAAAAACACTCCGGAAGGAAGAGAAAATGACGGACTGGGATTTCTTCAATTTTTGAAATCTCAGGCTAATATACAAGGCACCAAAAGATTGTCTGACAGCATAAAAGGAGTGGTAGGGAAAAGACGAGGGGTAAAATTAATGTATACCTCTCCGATTTGCTATTCTATTTGTGCAAGTCCTTTCAATTGTCTGGAAATTAGAACGCCTTATTCTGTTCCCTTAAACGTGGTGGACTATGAAATTGAAACAAGATATACCCCTTGTGATGGTACAGGTGAACCTATGGAGCTTACCCTCGATGCAGCTCAATATCAGCAGTATTGTGACCTTGATGATGCCTCTTTTTTTGGGGATCTTATTATGGGCTATGATATGAGATTTATGAAGGAACTCAATAAGGTTCTTGTAGAAATGCTCCTTACCAATATTACTAATACTCAGGTGAGTTATCCCATTGTTTCTTCAAATCAGATGACAGGACAAAGAGTGGTTAATAATGAATTGCCGTTATGGCTTAAGGAACTTGTAGCTACCGCTAAGATGGATTATTCAGAATATGTCATTTTCGGCGGACAGCTGGTGAATCTCATAGCAACGAAATTTGGACTCAGAACCTCTACTACCCAAGGGGAAGTCTATACTATTAATGATCTGCCCCCTTTATATTATGACAGAAACTTTGATACTGTTTTCGGGAAAAACTCTTTGGTACTGCTTCCTAAAAAAGCATTTCAATTCGTAGACTGGACTCAATATGAAGGTTCAAAAGCATTCAAGGGTGAAAAAGAAATTTTCTTCACCAAAAATGTGCCGTTGGGTAATTCCTCATTTCAGATTATCGACTGGATATGGAAATGGGATCCTGAATGTTCAAAATACAAGTATATGCCTTCTCTGTATGCAGAACTGGTAAAAACCATTGGGGGAAATTGCCAGGATGCGGATCAGGATGGGATTTTTATTATCAAAGATTGTAGTACTACAGTAATTCCTGTATGTCCTTAATATAAATAAAAAAAGATGCCTAATCTTATTAGTCTCCATGTTGTGTATGATTCAGCCGGTCTTTTGACCGGACTGAATGATATTGACCTTATCTGCTCAATTTCACCACCCGAAAATAAACAAATCTCTAGCGCAGTATATGATATTTCAGTGAGCCCACCCGTAAAGGTTTCTAATCCTATCAATGGAAATACGAAGATACTAGTCAAAATAGAAGACTGTGATGGTTCTTATTATTTAGTATCCGATTCTTATGGAAAAATATCCGATGCAATGCAAGCCGATTGTGAGTTTTGCGTGTCGGAACCTTTTGGTGGAGAGCCGGAAACGGATCCTATATTTTTAGCATCCCCCGCGCATGATATTACATCAGGTCATATCACGTTTTTAAATGCGAAGGATTACAATAGTCTGAACAATCGGCCTGATCTTTCATTAAAAGCCGATTTGGTAGGAGGGATAGTTCCAGCGTCACAATTACCAAGCTATGTGGATGATGTGTTGGAGTTTGCTGATTTAGCTTCTTTTCCTAATCCGGGAGAAGAAGGGAAAATATATGTGGCTTTAGATACCAATAGAATATACAGATGGAGCGGATCAGTGTATATCGAAGTATCACCAGATACGGATAATTTGACTCAAAGATCAGTAATTCAAAATGTAACCTATACTCAGGATTCAACGAATTATTATATCAGGGGTCAGGTTTTACACCTGGCCAAAGATCAAACGGCAATCAACTTTGCACCTGGTGTTCTATCATTCTATCTAAATGGAGTATTACAAACTGGTACAGGTATATTAATAGATAGAGAACCAACTCCTCTCCTAGCTAGTACTAACTCTCTAGTAGATATGAATGAAGATTCAGTGACAGGAGGATATGCTTTTATCAGATTCTTTATTACAATACCAAAAGCTACTAATACATCTCCTCTATATACAAATGGAGATGGTTATATATCATTTGTACTTAGGTATAATAGTTTTACTCCTGATAATACTGTATCAACTCCTATGCATGTGATGAGAGCTGTGTTTACAACTTCATTAGGAATGTTCCTGCCCTTAGCAGGAGGGACTATGGTAGGGGCCATAAATTTTCCTGCAAGTAGTGCAGTCCCTGTATCTCTCACTAGAACTTTTGCTGGAGTAGCAGGAACTTCTGGATTTGCAAGAGATTTTACTCAACTTATAGATAATACTGGAATTTTAGATTCTTTTGGACACTATGGGGTTTATACTGATGGTGTTATAGCTAGTGGTTGGCATGGGTATCTCGGAGGGCAATCTTATCTCACAAAAAATGCTATTAAGTGGGATTCTAACCAAGCTGTGATTATTGGATCCCTGAATAATGCGATGCTTGCTACACCAGGTTATGCTTTGGATGTAGTAGGTAATGAATTAGTGAGAGGAAATGTTGATTTTACAGGAAATCTAAATACAACTGTTGGAGATTTAGTAGTTCAAAGAGCAGGAGTTACAGCTTTTAGATCTACAGCAACAGATAGTACAGTGTCAGGTAACGCTCCTACTGGTGTAATATATTTAAGACCTCAAGGAGATACAGTTTCCGGTGGACAAGTGATCATTAATCCGAATAATACACAATATGTAGATGCCTATAATTTATTATTTGGAATACAGACAGTTTCAGGATCTTCTTTATTTAATACAAATATACCCGCAGATGCCATAAGAGGTTATGGATTATGGATGGGCCAAAATTTACAATTCAATGGAACAGATTTTATTCAACCTAGAGGAGATTTACCTTCTTATGGTTTTACGGTGAATAATCATAAGAAATTTTCTTTTAATAGAGGTGCGAATACCGGAGTTAGTGGAAGTGTAGTAACGTTGACAGAATTGGTAAGCATCGATGATACGGGAGTAATAGCTACCTTAAATACCGGAAATAGTACTGGGTGGAATAATAAGCAGAATGCTTTAGTTAGTGGAACGAACTTAAAGACGGTAAATTCTAATTCGCTGTTAGGGAGTGGAAATATTAATATTCCAACACCTCCTGTACAATTTGGGGCTTCCTATACAAAAGAATGGAATGGCGCCGTTACGACAGCTACTAATACCGCTGTTTTTGATATATCTTCGGCCTCGTTTGCTTCTATTTCCAATATTTCAATTGGAACAGAGTTAATCGGGGCTAATGTTAATAATGCTCCGTTAGGAGCCATTACAGCAAGAAGTTTAACAAGTATTACGATCTCCTTATATGAGAGTAAGAACACTGGTGTACTCATTGGTGGTAATATAGATGGGTTGGAAACTCATGCTACAGCCAATACGGTGGTGTATTTAACCGTCAAGGGAAATTAAGAATTCAAATTGTGAAGGATAGGAGTTATAAAGGCTGAGCACAAATTTAAAATCACCGAATTAATAATGAAAAATTATACTCAGGCTCCTTTGCCTTTTCAGGGACAAAAACGTCGCTTTTTAAAACAATTTAAAGAAGCTTTAAAGGAATTTTCTCCTACTGCTACCTATGTAGATTTATTCGGAGGTTCTGGCTTGCTTAGCCACACTGTAAAAAATGTATATCCTGATGCTAATGTGATTTATAACGATTTTGATAATTATTGTCAAAGACTTGAAAATATAGATAAAACAAATGCTTTACTATCCGATATTCGAAAAATTTGTATTGACAATACAAGTGGAGTACATAGGGAAAAGCTAAGTAATGAGTTGCACGGTCAAATAATCAATAGGATAGGTAAAGAACAAGCTTTTGTAGACTGGATTACTATTTCATCATCTCTTCTTTTTTCAATGCATTATGTCACTAGCTTCGATCAACTTAAAAAAGAAAGATTCTACAATAAAGTACGGTTAAGTAATTATAGTGCCGAAGACTATCTTAAAGGAGTTAATCGGGTTAGAAAAGATTATCAGGATTTAGTGAATGAATATAAAAATAAAGTGGATGTTGTTTTTTTAGTGGATCCTCCCTATTTATCTACTGATACAGCCACCTATAGTCGACCAGATTATTGGAAATTGACTGATTATCTCAATGTTTTAAAAGCTGTTAAAGATGTTTCTTACTTCTATTTTACCAGTAATAAAAGTCAAATTATTGAGCTTTGTGAGTGGATGCAAAGTAATGAGTATTGTAAGAATCCTTTTGATGGAGCTGTTATTGTAGAAGCTGACACCCATGTAACACATAATGCAAGCTATACAGATATTATGATGTATAGAAACAATGTTGGAGACATGTAGGATTTTCAAAAGTAACTCATTAATCATGAAACAAATATTATTTGAAAACTTTGGAGCTTTCATCGGAGCAATTCTAACAGGGATTGCAGGGTTTTTATTTGGAAAGAAAAAGTTGCAAGCTGAAATTGCCGGAATGTCAGCAGATAATGAGGCTAAGGAGATTGAAAATGCGGATAAGTTAGTCAAACTTTATAAAGAAGCCTTGGATGATCTAGGCAACCGATATGAAATAAAATTTAAAGAATTATCATCCATCTATGACAGTAAAATAAAACTCCTTGAAGATGAAATTAATTTACACAAACGAATCATCGCTCAATTGAAGGAAGATAATATTGTCCTGAAACAAAAAATAAAAAACAATGGAATTTAAAAATTAAAAAAAATGATATTTATTTCAGCAGGACATCACAACAATGATCCCGGAGCAGTTGCAAATGGTTATATTGAAAGAGACTTGACAAAAGATGTAAGAAATATAATTATTCAAAATTTAGATGTAAAAAATGTAATTCAGGATAAGGATTTCGAAACAAATGCTCAATATCAAAGGAGAATTAAACCCGGAAGTGGATCAGTTGTTTTTGACATTCATTTTAATTCGGGAAATCCTACAGTAGGGGGAACAGAATGTTATGTGAACCAGAAAGATTTTGCAGATAAGAATTCTCTATCTTATAAAATGGCTGATGAAATTTGTAAGCTTACCTCCAAAATATTAGGAATTCGTAATCGTGGCGTAAAGCCTGATAGCCTAAGCCAACATTCCAAAATCGGCATCCTTAATCTTGGTTCTGGAATTTCAGTCTTGTGGGAAATTTGCTTTATCTCCTCCGTACTCGATATGCAGAGCTATCTTCAAAAGAAAAATGAGCTTTTGAAAGAAATAGTCAATATTTTGAGAAAGTACGATGCTCAAAAATAAAGTTAACTATTTAACCTACACAGTTAGCGAGATGCTACCGTTTATTATATTTATCTCTTGCAAATTAGCTAGTAAGCCTTTATATTATTTCCCGATATCATCCAAATGATATCCTATTGCTGACATCGGGAAAATAGCTATTTTAAGCACTGCTCTATTTAATTGAAATTTTCTTTAAAACCTCTTTCTTTCGATCATTCTTACCAATTGTATATTTGTTGGTTGTTTCTGGTGAAAGATGATTTGCCATTCCCTGTGCAAAATTTATTGGTACGGTTGATGGTTCTCCAGAGTTCTGGAGTTCATCAAGTTTATCTAAAAATAAATGTTTGAAGGAATAAAAGTCTTCTATTACTTTTATAATTTTTCTATTATCTGTTGGATCTTTTATTTCATTTGAATCTTTCACATTCCTTTTCCAGCGTTTTGTGATTTGATACGCCTTAATTGGGATTAAGCCCGGACGTAAACCTTTAGAGAATATATAATCTTCTTCATTTTTGCTTTCCAGCAAAATTTGATTCCAATATGGAATTGCTGCAGGAATTATTATTTTAGTATCCCAAACATAGGTTCTTCGTTTTTTTATTAAAACTTTATATTCTTGATTTTGAATATCTACGTACTTTGCCTGAACTCTTAAAAGCTCTGATGATCTAGCACCAGAAAAAAAGAAAATACTTGCATATCTATAAAACTCTGGATAATTATCATGGAGGTATTGCAAAACAATACTCTTTTTCTTATCACTTAAAAGTTGTCTTATTTTCGGAACTTCCATTTTTTTGGATACAGGTGATACTGGATTAAATTCAACACAGCCATATTCCAATAATTCTTTAAACATTGTACTTAAACAACTACGATATTTGTTGAAAACAGAATTTGTTGTGTTAATAGCCTCCAAAATATTTTTAATATGCCAAGTTTTCGTTTCTCCAATTTTTAAATATGAGTATGCCAATTCTGGGAGAACCTTTTCAATCTTATTTAATAATTGTCTTGAAAGTCCAAGATATGCTTCTGAAAATGGAATTTTATCTCTTACTACCCAGAGTGCTTTTATAAAATTCATATAGGGGTTAAGGTTACTTTGATTTTCGTGCATATGTTCTTTTGTAATAGGATTGAATTTTTGCACATCGAGTTTTAATTCCATTTCTTCTTTGTAAATCTTTGCAAACAATTTCAATCCCTGAAGATCAGTTCCTGAAAATTTTTTTCGATATTGAAACGGCTCAGGCGCAAAAGTTGGGGGGAACTTTTAATACTATTATCTTTGCTTTATGATAAATGATCAGGAACTTCTTAAATTATTACTTCCAGAATTTTTGGTAGAACACTTTGATATACTAAAAGCC